CAATATCCCAGGATTTGGTACTGTCTTCGTAAGAGATATCGACCAAGATGCAAACGCTAGAATTGGAAAAGCAATTTATATGGAGATGGGATTCGAGTTCGGACCTCCTTCATATCATGCAAAGATTCAAGCAGTAGCTTAATTTAATAAACAAGATTAGGGTGGAACTCCACCTCCACCCTTTTCTTGTGCTATAGTAAGGAATATATGATACAATCAAAATTAGCTTTAATAGATGTTTCCGCAGACAATAATGATAGCTTAGGTGTAAAAACTGATGGCATGTTATTATGTGGTGTACAATTTCCTGCAGCCATGACAGGCACTGCAATCACATTTGACTTTGCATTAGACAATAGTACTTGGATTGACGTTAAAGAAACAGATGGAACAGAGGTAAGTTACACAGTTTCAGCAGGAGATGTTGTAAGGGTTGACCCTTCAGGTTGGGCTTTTGCAAGTGGTGGCTACTTAAGAGTCTCATCTAACGGTTCGGAAGCAGCAGACAGAGAAATAATATTACACTTTAGACATAGTTAGGAGATACAAATGGGTATACTCTTAATACTAAAAGAGGGTAGAAATCTTAATATAGAAAGTATACCTGACCAACCTTTGGAACCTTCGTTTCCTATTGTTAATCCTAACGATACAGCTAATGATGGTTGGTTTGGTACAGGTGCATTTGGTCAAGCTATCTTTGCTAAATCATTACAGGAAGAAGGTGCAGCATAATGGCTACTATTGGAAATTTAGTTGATAGAGTTTACAGAGAATATCTAGAACCTATGGACGATTTACAACCATATACTTTATTATCAACAGGTATTAATGCTAGTGAGACTACTGTATCTTTTGACGGTTCATTACTTACACAAGAAGAAGAAGATGTAATGGAGGCAGGCTCTATTATAGAAATAGGACAAGAGTTACTTCTATGTAAAGAGTTAAGTACAGTAAATAATACAGTTACAGTTGTGAGAGGTGTAAGAGGAACTGAACCTACAGGACATGCTGCAGGAGATACTATAAAAATATCACCTCCATTTCCTAGGAAGAATGTTTATGATGCTGTTCTTGACCAAATAAATACATTGTTTCCTTCTTTGTTTGCTGTAGATGTACAAGAAATTACAGCTTCAACTGGTTATACACTTATAGGTACACATGATAATCCTGGTACAAATAACTATATAGTATCTGTAATGAAAGCTATATCACAATACACAGACTTTTCTGCTGGTTCAGATAGTACAGGCGTAGTGTTTGCTCCTGTAGTATGTCAACTAGTAGAGTTACCAAATCCATTTACATTTGTAGATAGTGATGGTGTGTCAAGAACTATAACTTATTCATCAGGTCCTAACGTTGTAAATGCTTTACAATTTTCTAATATATCTGCAGGTCATACTACATTTGTAACATTTAAAAAGAAATTTATAGAACCAACATCAGAGACTGATACCTTGGCAAGTATAGGATTAGAGCCTGAATATGAAGGTATAATTATGGCAGGGGTAACTGCACAGTTAATATCAGGTAAAGATTTACCTAAAGCTACCGCAGAATATATTACTGAACAAATGGCAATATCTAATTACCCTGTAGGTTCATCTTCATCTATCAGAAACTCATTATTACAGTACAGAAATTTGCTTATAGAACAAGCAAGAAAGTATTTGAGGTCTAAATATCCTGAAGCTATTTCAGTAAATGATATTACAGTAAGCGTGCAATAATGCCTAGACTTACTACTCAAGCAGAAGTCTCAAATCCAAAAAGAAAAGGGTATGATTTTCGTATAGATAATCAACTTTATAGAGCTGCTATAGGTCCTGGTAGACAAATGACAATAGAATCATCTGATGTTAATCAACAAGGTATTAATGTTAAACAAAATCCTGAAGATTTTACATCTAACTTAGGTCGTATATATTCAAGAAATGATTTTAGTGGTGGTTCTAATTTAGACAATGCACACAGAGCAAATGGTACTCCTGCTGACACAACTAGATTTTGGGATAGTGAAGGCGTAGATGTATTTACCCAAGACTTAGGTAAAGGATATAATATACAGTTATTAAACTCAACTAAAAAAGAACAATCATTAAGTTCGTCTGATAATGATAATCATATGGCTGTGGTTGGTACAAACATATTTGTATCTGATGATGCTACTTTATATATATCAACTGATGGTGGTGATAACTGGAGTACACAGTCTACAAATTTAACAGCAGGTTATCATATTAAAGGCCTTGCAGCTAGCGGTACAGACCTATACATAACTGCTAACAATGGTTCTGCAGGAGAAATAGAAGTACTACCTACTGCTAATGCAACACCAGGTTCATCTACACAGAAAGTATCTGCAGCTATATACGATAAAATATTTGCAGTAAAAGGTCAATTCATGGTAACCATAGGTAATGCTATACATCAATATGATGGTGATACTACAGTAGGTTCTGCAATAATAACATTGGCAACTGGAGATACATTTACAGACGTTACTGATGCAGGTGCTGTAATACTTGGTACTGCCACAGATGGTAGAATATATTCTTTTAAAAATGTTACAGGTACATTTACTGCAAAAGGTCAAACAGAAATTAAAGGAGGAGAGCAACCTACATGCATAATAGAATCGCAGGGTATAGTATTCTATGGTACTAAAGATACACAGATTACTGGCAACAAAGTTATTGGAAGGTTATACCGTGCTCAGTTAAATGTTGCAGATGATTTGTATGTAGTAGGCAATCAACAATTAGTAAAGGAATGGGACGTAGATAATATAGACAATGCACCTCATACTTTATTTAGTACAAGAGATAGTGTTTATTTAGGTATAAAAGAATCAAGTAGCTCTTCTCATTTATGGAGATACTATTTGCCTACAGCAGGTATAGCTAGATATTACAAAGCTAATGCAGGAGGTATAGTAACAAATATTAATTTAGTAGATGAAAAGTTTTTCTTTACAGTTAGTGGTGATGGTGTATATCAACAAACTAGCAACTTTGAATCTGAAGGTTTTTTAATAGCTGCACCTGCAGATTTTTTTACAGCAGAAAATAAACAATTTGTAGAAGCCAATGTATCTGTAGAAGAATTAGACAGTGGTTCAAGTGTAGAGTTACATATATCAAATAAATACGAAGCTATTAACAATAGTAATGACAGCACTTGGACTTTAGAAGTAAATGTAAATTCAGGTATTGGTGAAGAACCTGTTCAGTTGTCTAGGTTAGCTAGGTATGTAGCTGTTAAAATTGTTTTAAAGTCAAGCAACAACACTGCCACTCCTAAATTTAAATCGTTTGAAGTAAGAGCATTGGCAAGTCCTGAGCTTGTAGTTGTACAAATACCTGTAAATATATCTGACAGAGTAGAAAGGCCTTATCGCAAACCTTTGCACGTAAAGAATTTAGGAGAAATAATATATCAATCTTTAAAACAAAAAGAAGGTACTTCAATTACTTTAGAGTTATATGACCCTGCAGAAATAATTAGAGGTGTAGTAGAAAAGATTACATATCCTATAGAAGATAATCCTAATATAGGCAGTGTTACTCATTATGCTATACTTACAGTTCGTGGAACAAGACAGCAAACATTTAGTCAATTAACTTCAGGAGACGTTGCAGGTGTAAAAGGTTTTGCTATTATGAGATACGGATAAGAAAAATTAGTGTATAATGGAGAAATATGGTAGCTAGAGAAACCAATTTAGTAAACGCATTTGAAACCACATTAGCTGCACAATTAGCTAGTGGTGGTACATCTATAAATTTAACTGATGACCCTGGAGTAGATGCTCCTGTATATTTAGTTATAGACCCTGACAATGACAGCAACAGAGAAGTTGTATTATGGTCAACAGGAACAAACCACGCTGCTGCTACAGTCACAAGAGATATAGACAGTAAGCATGGAACAGACCCTACACACGCATCAGGAACAAAAGTAAGATTAGCTGTAGTTAAACAACATATAGAAGAAGCACATGATGCTATTCAACAAGGTTTTATATTAGAAGATGGTGCAGGCACAGAGGTTACAATTAACCCTGCTGTTTCATCAGGTGTTTATACAGCTAGAGAAATTAAGTTTGTAGATGGTGATGGTGTAGATATTACCTGGACAGATACAGACAATGGTACAGATGCAGACCCATATGATTTAACATTTAAAGTAGACATAGCAAACGCTACAGAGTTAGCTTCAGGTCTTGCATTAACAGATGAATTATTAGTATCAGATGCAGGGACTATTAAAAGAATGGATATATCCTTGATAGCAGATGCTATTGCAGGAACAGGATTGTCAGCTAGTGGTGGTCAATTAAATGCAACCGCAACAGGTTTTGAGTTAAATAGTGCAAAAGCGTTTTTTGCACTTAATGGATAGTAGGAGATAAAATATGGCAAGTGGAATATTAGGACAAGCAGTAGGTACAGGCTCTGAAGCTGACATCTACACAGTTCCTTCTAATACATTAGCAGTTGTGAATGTTTCTATCATCAATAATGATGCTAGTAACAATGAAGCAGTAGTTCTTAGATTAATTAATTCAGGAGAAACTACAGGTGCAAAACACAATCTTGAAAATATGTCTATTGTTTCTAATGGTGTAGTTGAAAGAACTGCAATCGTTATGACTGATGGAGATAAAATTTCATTAAATGCTAGTTCAGATGTATCTATTTCAGTTTACGGCATAGAAGAAAGTACAAGCTAATGGCTAGAAAGAAAAGTTGGCGTAGTGGTGAGATTAAGTCTATACAGACTTTCTCTTATCAAGATAGTTCAAATGCCAATGGAGATTTTACTTTAGGTATTAATGCAGTAGATTTATCTCATAGTTTTGTTGGACATACTTCTGCTTATGATAGTGGTAATTCAAATCCAATTACTTCTACAAGGCAAGTATATTTAAATAGCACAACTCAACTTGTTGGACAAGCAAGAAACTCAGGAGGTAGTGGTTCATCTTTATTTACTGCAGGAGCAGGACAGGTGGTAGAGTTTTATGCCTAGATATAGTTTAGAAAATCAAGCAGGTGCAGTTAAATCTATTCAACAAGAACTTTGTGGTGCAAGTCATAATGGAAGTTCTACAACAAAATCAATTAACGCTGTAAATACTAATTATGCTTATGTTGTGAGTTCAGGTGGTAGTGAACAAGCACCTGGAGTTAATATACAAGATAGTACAACATTATTTTTAAGGTGGCGACATAGTCAACAACATTATTACAGAACAACATCTACAGTATTAGAGTTTTATGGTGGTCGTGGATATGAATAAAAGTTCTGCTCAATTAAGTTCAGGTAATGTAGTAACTATGGTTTTGACAGATAGTTTGGGTAGAGTACCTGAAGGAAATGTACCTTTAAATATAGAAGTTCCTGAAACTATTTTAGGATATAAATATGATGAAAATGCTGAAGAGGTAGTAGACAAAACTGTAAGCAGTTTTACTGCACCTAGCGAAGGTAAATATTTTGACAATGATGGGAATGAAATAGATATTCCTTCTTAATATGATATAATCCGATTTATGGATTTACTCATATACTTACTTTTAATTGTTTTAGTTATAGAAAACTATGGTAATCTATATAAATTTTTGACAGGTAAATCACAGAAAGCACCTTACTATCATAAGAAAAAAGACCCTTGGAATTGGCAAGATGATTGGAATACAGATGACATCTTATAATAATGGTAATGGCTTTACACAAAAAGAAATGTTAAATCTTATATTAGAAGGGCAACAAGATATAAATAAACGTATAGATGAGTTACACGAAAAGGTTAATCAAAAAATATCAAGACAAGAGCTAAGTGGTTGGTTAGTTGCAATCTCGGCACTGGTGGTGTTAATCAATAACTTAATGTGAAAAAACTTGCAGTATTAACTGCAGTTCTTTTACTTGCTATACCTATACATTCTATAGCAGAAGAAACTACAGTCACAGAAACATTTGATAATCAAGAAATAAATACAGATATTACATTTGTGTATGGAGCTAGTGATACAGTTGTAAGTGCTGCTACCACACAAAGTCCTGATTGTGCTAGTACACAAGAACAGGGTCTTATAGGTATAGAAGACATGGATTGTTTTCAGAGTGTATATTTTGGTAATGATAGATATCAATTAGGTATAAGAGGTAGTTCAGATAATCTTACTATTGCATTTCCAAACGAACCATACGAAGTTGGTTTTAATTATGGTGCTATTGACCAAGAAGGTGGTGTATCAGGTGTTGTATATTATGACAATGGTGCATCAGAAAACTTTACATTAGATGTAAATACAGATATGACAGTAGCAGGTAGCAAGGTATTTGCAGTAGCAGAAGAAGTAGATACATTTATTACAGAGATAGTAATAGAAGGAATAACTGATTGGTGGCTTATAGATAATGTATACTATAAATATGATATACCTGATAACACGCCACCTAGTACGACAACAACTAGCACAACCCTCCCCAAAGCAGAAGATGTCGTTGAAGATAATATTACAACGTATTTGGCATGGGACGAAAATGGCTGTGAACACCCAGATAATCCTTTATCGTATAAACAATATTTGGAAGCCATAGAAAGTGGAGATTGGTTTGGTTATCAGCCTGGTGATTGCACCGATATACCTGATGTTATTACTATCATTGTCGAACCCGAAGAAGAAGAAGATACGGAGGTACTAGGGGACGGCACCGTTACAGATATAGAACCTGAAGAAGAGGTCATAGAACTTACAGAAGAAGAGATAGCTGCTATAGAAGCAGAGATAAAAGCTGAAGAAGAACGTTTAATTCAGGAACAGATAGAAGCTGAAGAAGAATTACTTATACTGGAAGAGCTAGAAGATAGTGTAATTATTCTTGAGGATATGTCTGAAGAAGAACTAGAAGAGTTTGTAGATGTCATACAAGAAATAGAAGACACTCTTGAAATCATAGAAATAGTAGAGGAAATAATTGAACTAGATATACCTGATGATATAATCATAGTCATAGAAGAGGAGGTAATAGAAGATGAGCCTGTTATTGTGGTGGAAGATACAGAAGTGGCTGAGGAAGTTTTGGTTGAGCCAATACAGGAAGATGTTAAGAAAGAACCTATAGAGCTAACCGAAGAAGAGGTAGTCGAAGAAGTAGCTGAAATTGTAGAAGTTATAGATATACCTATAGTAGAAGAAGATGCTACTGAAGAAGAGATAGCCGAAGTCATAGAGGAATATGTAGAGGAACTAGAGACAGAAGAAGTCATAGAAGTTCTTGAAGAAGTAAATGACGTAGGTGTACAGCAACTAGAAACTGTATCAGAAGAGGTTCAAGAAGTTATACAAGCAGTTGTGGAGGAGGCCATAGATGATGTTGAAGTACTTACAGAGGAGCAAATCGAAGTTGTTGCTGAGGTATTACAGGTGGAGACTGAAGACGTTGCTATCGTTGCAGAAGCAATTAGAACAGATGAAGTAGTAGCTGAAGCCGTAGAGGTATACGTAGAAAGAGCTGTAGAAAACTCTGATGTAGAGAACTATACACTAGCTGACGTTGTCACTGAGGTACAGTTTGAAACATTTATTGAGAATCCTATAGAAGTATTAGTTGATTTTGAACAAATAGATTTATCTAACATAGGTAATGATATGACTCAAGACCAAAAAGAAAAAGCACAAGAAGTTGTTGTGCCAGTTATTCTTACTAGAATAGCTAGTATGGCAGCTTTAATATTTAGGAGAAGTTTATGATAAAGAAACTATGGTCCTGGATTGTTGCTGCAATAAAAGAAACACTCAACCTTAGCTGGACATTAGTGGGTCTTGTAATTGCTACACTTACTTTAACTGGAAGTGCTCAACAAATAACAGGATTAGCTACTATAATTACATTAGTAATATGGTTATTGACCATAGGGTTTAGAAGTGATAAACCAAATACAAAAAAGAATGTGAGTAAATAATGGACTGTTGTGGTAACGGCTGTTGTGGCGGTAACTAATGTGTACTATTGATACAAAGGAAGATGGTTCTTTTGTACAGATATGTAACTGCAAACATGGTTCATTTTTTTGTGAGGAGGAATAATGTCACACGCAAATCGTAAAAAATCTTTACTTAAAAAACACGGGCTAAGTGGTGTAAACAAACCTAAACGTACACCTAAACACCCCAAGAAATCTCATGTTGTTCTTGCACAAGAAGGACATCAACTTAAGTTAATAAGATTTGGACAACAAGGAGCAAAGACAGCAGGTAAAAAACAAGATGCTAAGTCTAAAGCTAAGCGTAAATCATTTAAAGCTAGACATGCTAAGAACATTAAGAAAGGTAAGATGTCTGCAGCCTATTGGGCTAACAGGACAAAATGGTAATGAATATATTTAAACAACCAGGTAGTTTAAAGCGTTGGGCATTAGATGTGTCTGATGCTTGCGGTAGTGTAATAACTAATAAACCACCTGATATAAAAAAAATAGATAAGCTAGTAGAACAATTCGTAAAAGATTATAATGAAAATATGGAGGTGGTAGCAAATGCCAGCAAAGAAGAAGCCAGCTAGAAAACCAATTAATGCTAAAACTAAAGCAACACTTCAGAAGAAGGCTGCGAACTCTAAGTATACTTATGGCCAACTGGCACAGGTATACAGGCGTGGACAAGGTGCGTACCTTAGTTCAGGAAGTAAATCAGCTTCTATGGCTGCTTGGGCTATGGGTAGAGTTAACTCTTTTATTAGGGGTGGTCATTCTCAAGATAATGATATAAAGAGAAAAGGTAAGAAGTCTAGTGCCAAGAAAAAAAAGTAAACGTAAAGTTAAGTATGAGAAGGGCGTACCTGCTAAGTATTTACAGAATAAAAAAAATTCTAAAAGCTCTGTGGCACGTGAGATTCGAAGTACAGCTAAGGCTTATAAAGAAGGACGGTACATAGATTTAAAGAAAGTACAAAAGTCTAGAGCAGTAAGAAAGAAAAAGAGATGAAGTTACAAGTAGTAAGAACACAGTTTGGTACAGATGCAACAAATGGTTTGTTGTTTATTAATGGACAGTTTGAATGCTATACATTAGAAGACCAGTATCAGGCCGTAAAGGTTATGCATGAAACATGTATACCTGAAGGTACATATGATATAAAGTTTAGAACTGTTGGTGGATTCCATGAGAAGTATAAAGCTAGATATGGTGCCTCTCACTACGGTATGTTACATTTACAAGACGTACCTAACTTTACTTATATTCTTATACATGCAGGTAATACAGATGAACATACATCAGGTTGCCTGATTGTAGGAGAAACACAACAAGATTTAGATTTAAGTGATGACGGATTCATAGGACATAGCGGCAAAGCATATGTAAAGGTCTATGATAAAGTTGCAAAAGAATTATTACTAGGTAATGAAGTAACAATAGAGTATACAACTATACAAGCATTACTAGATAAACCTGCCGAAGATACAGACTTACATGAGAAATTACAAGAGATTAATGGAAATGTGATTAAGTTGTCTGCTAAACTAGATGGCAGGAGAATGATATAAATGCGTAGAAAAAAGTTTAAAAATATAACACGAACTACACCTACTGCTGCAGCAAAAGCTGCTGCACAAGCAAGAAATAAACAGGCAATACAATTAAAAAAAATGTACCCTGAATCAATGAGAGCTCGTGTATATGATTCTAAAAAGGTACCTAGATATGGCACACCTAAGCCTCCAACAATAGCTAAAGGTGCTGACGGATATAAAAGAGTTTCAGCAGTTGTAGGTGATACACGTACCCATGAATATTACAGGGGAAAACCTACTATTAAAAGTGTTGCACGTACAACTCAAACCCAACCAATCAGAAGACCTGCAACAAAAGCTGTAAGAGATTTAGCTAGACAAAGAGCCTTACCAACTAACCAAATTGCAAGAGCAACTCAAGTAAGAAATAACATGAGAGCATTCTATAGAATGCAAAAGCCCCTTAAAAATCCTAGAGGTTCTATTGCAAGAGCTAAACAAGCAGTACCATTAACAAGAGCAGGTAAAGCATTGCAGGCTGCTAACCTTTCAGGTATGAGTCACCCTGCTGCATCACGTGCATTAGCAAGAGCTACTGCAGGTGTAACAATAGGTGGTGCATTACTAGCATATGACGCATATAAAGCATTAGACAAATACTCTAAAACTTCAGGTCCTGAAAAACAAATGGCTAAGTATAAAGCTAAGGGTGGCTTTTCACATATGACTTCTAACCCTAAAAAAAGAGGCAAGCAAGGATTGGATTACTAATGGCAGGCATAGGCGGTTCTTCAAGAGATGATGCTAGACCGTTCATATATCCTAACATGAAGGGTATGGGTGAACGTGAGAAAGTTATGAGAGCTACTGCTGAAAAAGGTAAAGCAAGAGCAGCACAAAAAAAAGCACAAGATTTTGCTAAGCAATCAGAGATAGCTTTTCAACAAGGTAACTATGCTTTGGGGTCTATGCTTCGTGCTAAATCATTAGATAGAAGATTACAAGAACTTACACATACATTTAGGTTTTCAAGATACAAAACAAATAAATGAGTTTATTTAAAAAATCTAAAAGAAAAAGAAACCAAGACGGCACGTTCAAGAAGGACGTGGGGTGGACTCCTTGGTCTGAAGCATGGGAGTATAAGATGAGTGACGACCTCAAAGATATGTTGGAGCGTACAGCTTGGACATTTATTGAAGCGTTCATTGGTGCCTTAACAGTTGCACCTCTTGTTGGTGTAGAAGCTGAGACACTTCAGTTAGCTGCATTAGCAGGTGGTGGTGCTGCTTTAGCCGTCATTAAAACTTACGCTAAAAAACAAATTACTAAGTAATACAAAAACCCCTTAGAAATTAACAAAACTAAGGGGTCTTTGTTTCCTGTTGGGTTTTAAAATGGAGCGTCTTCAGGTCCAATGTCTTCCATTGGTCTAGCAAGTAACTCCGATTCTTTCTCTATTACTTTGTGATAATGTGTCTGATACTCCTTTGGTGTCTTTGCATTGTCAAGCCACCATGACTTTGCAAAGGTCTTACCATTAACAGTATCACCTTCAGTACAGAAACCTGCTGCACTACATCTTATGTCAGGTGATTTCTCTGACTTCTTTTCTTCAGGTCTAATAATCATAATGGCTTTACCACATCTACATGTAGGCACACCGTTCTCATCATATTTCTTATTACCATTGTCCCACGTTGGTATTTCTGTAAGTGTTACACCTGCTTCCTTTGCTATATCCTCAACGCTAGACAAGCCTGATTTTTGGGAAGGGGATTCTAATGAAACCTCAGACTTGTCTACGTTGACCTTTGAATCTAAGATTTCTTGTTTCTTTTTTTCCCACTTGGTATCAAACTGCCTAGGTTCTGTGGTGTTCTTTTTCGTAGCATTACTACCTCCTACTTTGCTCATCTCTTGGCGAGATGGTCTTTTATTACTACCTTGATATTTCCAATTAGCCAACGCTCTACCAATAGCAGATGTCTCACAGTTTTCTACCCATGCATCTTTATTAGCAAAGCCACCTTGACCTTTAGTTTCTTGTGCAATACCTGTAGCAACAAGTCTTCCCTCATTGTCAGTTATTTCTGCTTTGATTGTTACACAAGTTCCATCTTGAGTTATGTGTACAACATTTGTTGTAATCATACCTTCAGGATTATCTTCCCAATATGCTTTGAGCCTATCTTCAACTAACTCGTATTCTTCTAAATTAAAAGACATGTGTCTCCCTTCCCTATATCTACAAGATATAGAATATACTTGTCTAGTTTATATGCAAACTATTCTATATTATTTTTTTCAGTCACATCATTGATAAGACTTATACCTGTTCTAATAGGCATGTGTTTGTACTTACCATCTACAATGACTACGAACTGTGGTCTTGTGCCGACTCCTGCAAATTCAACACCGACTACTTTTGTATCGCTTCCCATGTTACTCCTCTAGGTTTACTAGGTACTCTGCTGTTACACCCTTGTCAGGTTTCACAAACAAAGTAAATTGTGAAGGTCTACCCATAGATGCAAGTTGTTCTTGTGCATATGAGTTATGACTTTCAGTAGAACCATTTACCCATAGACGTACATCATTAAGATAAAGTGATGTAGGTGTGTGGTAATGGCCGCAGACAGCATGAGTAAAGTCTTCCATAAGACCTGCAGATGCTAAGGCTTTCCAACCTAGCACCTTTTTATTATACCCGTAAAAAGGTAGACCCATACTACCTCTAATGTTATCACCATGAAAGCATAAAATCTTGCATTTTTCACCAAGATTTACCACCTTGTACCAATTCTTTTTCTTGTCTCCGTCAGGTACTGTGAACTTAATACGCTTTTCTTTTTCAAACATTGTCTCAAGTATTCTGCCTAGCATTCTATCTGCATTAGTTTCGGGATTATAGTCACGTCTAGACCTACCTCCTAATGCACCATGGTTACCGATTACCCATACAACTTCTACTTCTTTAAACTCTGTGAGTAACTTAGCAAAGAAGTTATAGAATATACGTGGGCCATCAACTGTTACCTGTCTATATAGAGAACTATCTATCTCATGTGCTTGACCTGGGAATATAAGTTCTCCTTCTATGATATCTCCTACAGCTAGCACAACACACTTGTCAACTGGCGTAGTTGCTTTGTGTAACCTAGCTAATTTAATTATCTTATCTGCATATAGTAGAACTCTTTCCTCTGCTATTTCAGAATTGTATGTAGGAGTTACCTTAGATAATTGAACATCACTAAGAATTGGTACGCATATTTCCTTTGCACCTCGCTTCTTACTGTGGGGTGGCACCGTAATCTTTGGGATACTAAGTGTTCTAAAGCTATCTAAAACAGCAGTTTCTAACGCTTCTACATACTGTTCTTTCTTAGCTCTAAGTTTATCTATGCGTTGTAGCAGTCTTAGATTTGTTTGTTGCAAGTCTCTTATCTGTATGCTTTCAGCTTCAGCGACTAGCTTAGATAATTCTTTATCTTTACTCATCAATGACTGTTTCTTTGTACTGTTGTTTTATCCACCTGTTAGCAGTACTGTGACTAATCTTTACATCAAATTCTCTTTCAAGTATTTCCTGTAGTTTGGTGGCGTTGGCTTTGTTGCCTTGCTTAATGTGAGTGCCTAGTTGAGTTAGAAATTCTTTTGCACCATCAGATAAGTTATCCAACCATGTGTAAGTATGACTAGCTTCATCTATCAACTCTTTGTACATATTTGTCATAGTATTTATTGTAGTCACTATTATGCAGAATACGCGTAGAAAAGAAAAAAAAAGGTTACGCTGAATACGCGTATGAAAGAAAAAAAAAGGGGGACAAACTCTCGCGAGTCTGTCCCCCTGAGGTCAGTGGGCGAAAGGAGGAAACTCCCACTACCCATATTGTATCATCTATACCTATAGACGTTTCACTGATTTTGCAAAATCAATCACATCAGTGATATCGGATAGTGTGACAATCCCTGCCCTTTTCACAAGGTCTAGACATTGTTCAGTACCAGCTCGTGATACTTCCTCTGAATAGCCTGCACCATATTTGTATAGCATGGTGACCTGTTGGTCAGATACCCATATGCGTGGCTTAGGCATTTTACTTAGCCAAACCAACGCAGGATAATCTACAATATTTTCTACCAGTGATGCAGGTAGTTTGGAAACCATGCGTTGGTTCTTTGCCAATATGCATAGTTCGCCATCACCCCCACCTCTAGCAGGTTGTCTACTTTTGTTAGATGTACCTGAGTACATAGCAACTAAGCCTGCAGGTAATGCTTCAATGATACTCATAATATCATCTTCACTTAAGCTCATAGAACCTGAGGCATCAATGAGTACTGTACCACCACGAATATTTTTCTTTACACGAAACATTCTCTTATCACTAAAATATCTGTCCGTGTAATGTGGTATCACACCATACTCATTTGGTTTGTGAGTAGCACCTTTAATCTTGTGTTTAAGGTTTTGTGTCAATGGCTCTTGTATGACAGCCAAATCACCCCACCTATAATTGCCTCTACGACCACGATATGACTTAGAAGGTAAGGCTCCATCTCCAGGTATTACGTATGAACTAGAAGTAGAATGCTTTGCTTTGAACATACGAAAGTCAAACTCTGCTTTCGCATCAGTCTTTGCTTTAGCTTTCTCTGCAACTTTACGTGCAGTCTTCTCGTCCATGAACTTAGACAAACTGTCAAAGTTTCTCATACCTGTAGCAGATGAACTTTTCTTGCTATGGCTTCGTATGTAATCAGCACCACCCGATAATATACGAGCAGCTCTTTTGTATCTGCCTGTAGTAATCTTTTTGTACTGATACATACCTTGTTGCAAATGCCACTTAGCTTGATAGCCTTGACTTAGCAAATACTCCAAGTCGCTTAGCTTATCTTTGTATACCATCTTGGTTTTCTCGTATGCAATGCCTGAGTGTGCTAAGACATACTCTCGCAAAGATACCTTTTCTATCTTACCTGTAGTTACATCTGTATATGGTATGGCTATACTATCTTTACCATAACTAGTTTGACGAACAAACTCATACAGTATGTTCGCTTCAAACACAGAGTTAAGCAACTCATAATACAAATTTACGATTGCATCATCATCTTCACTTAGGATTGCTTGTGTAATCTTTTGTGCAAGAATTACTTTAGCCACATCAGTTAAGTTATTCACAGTAAGTTTCCTGTACCATGTATACTTATCAAGATGATACTGCCTGAGCAAGTTGTATAAGCTATCCCAATCTAGCTTAGTAAATCCCTTGTACTCTCTGATGCGTGGTAACTCTTTCTGCAAGTCAAGATATGCACCAGCATTTCTTAGCTTTTCAAGAGTAATAACTTCCATAGGTACATGTAAGTACAATGCATACTTAGGATAACCATATGCTTTTAGTTTCACTTCGTGTAGTACATAAGGTGAATGTGTTTCACCTATCTTAACCATCTCTTCACGAAAGTCATGGTACGCATAAGAGAATAGACTACCTTTCTTGTTCTCTTCTCTTATCTCTTCTAGTGTAAGGTCACTCCAGTTTCGTAAGACTTGGACAGCGTATGTTTTGTGTTGACATAGTCCATGCTCATAATCATCTTGTTGATTTAAACGACATAACTTTAGTCTCATGTCACACTTAGTACCTATAATATCAACTACTTCAGTTTGCAACTGTGTAGAATAGATAGGTATATCGCCACCAAATGTGTAGATTGGTGTAAGGTCGTTAGGCACTTCTGCTTGAAGTGCCTTAACATCTACTACTGTATTACCTTTTTCGTTTTCTCCTATGTCCCACGAGCCAGCGACTTGTGCTTCAGGATAAAACATTATTCTATTTCCGTGTCGCTATTCAAAGCAACTAGCATATCTTCACCCCTGCTACCGAATACAGCTTGTGCAGCAACATCAGCGTTGTACTTCTTACGTAGCTTATCAAACTCAATCCAAGAACGAATAGAAGTTCTTCTCTCATCATTTGCTACTGCAAGCTCACCAGCAAGTTGTCTGAGGTCTTCACTCAAAACTTCCAATGCTTTAGGGTGTACGCTATCAACATTAATCTTGACAGGAAACCTATCGGCTAGTGCAGGGTTAAGCATATCGGGTGTACCATTCATGGTAGCTACCACATGAAAACCACTAGCAGGTTTAACTACTTCGGCTTCATCATTGGGTAATGTAATGAATGCATACTCAGGGTCATCAAGTAGAGCATGTAAGAAAGTACTTACATCACCACCTGCATGGTCAATCTCATTGACTACAAGGCGACCACCTTTAAGCCAAGCATTGATGCCTGTCCCGTATTGCCATTTGAACTCTTCCTTTGAGGGTAGGTAGAAACCCCTTAGTTCTGCAGCTGAACTATCTTCTGTTAGTGTAGTAGCATCTACACCATTCTCGTTTAGATTGTAGGTAGTGGCTGCGTATGTTTTACCCGTACCAGGTGGTCCGTATAACAACACTCTCCTACTTTCGCCAATCATCTTGTTGGCTAAATCCCAGCATGTTAACATGTTGAAATCCCCTTTCGTTTCTTATACTTATGTTGTTGTTGTAGGTTCTTCGTTAATAATGAATACTTCTACACGATTGCCTTGCTTTCTTTGTGTTGCAACAAAGTTATCCATACCATTTTGTTTGAAGTACTTTGATGCAAAGCCAGCACTAGCATGTCCTTTTTGTTTGACTTGCTTGAAGCTGCTACTTGAAAAAGAATACCACTTAACAAACATGTTAGGGTTTTTCTTTGCAATCTCTACAGCATCATAGAACATAGGAATATCAAATTCACTTGTTCTACCTCTGCCTGTAATTCCGTACTGCTTATCAAACTCATCTGCTGATAATACAGTTATTTCTTTTTGTTGGTTCATGTCTATGTTTGGCATATTCATTCCTCTTCTTTCCCGTTCTGTAAGAACGTTTCAATGTCGCTGACTAATGTTTCGTTAGCACGTAGTTCCTCCAGCGACAGTATAGGAACATCTTCGCTAACTATGTTGTCTAAACTAGACAAGTCACTTGCCATGTGTTCGTACATTACCATGCTTTGTGGTACATCAGGCAAACAATCAAACGCATCAATAGGTATGTCTAACCATACATCAATCCGTTGTAAGTTTCCTAGTGCATCAACTTCTTTGCAGATAACTCTCCATAAGGTACGTACATGTTGTTCACATGGTACTTCCTTACGCGTACTGTTAAGCATTGACATCATAAGTGTGGCAGGATATGTAGGGTTAGCATACACTTTGTCCTTATCATCACGAGTATCGGTTTGATACATATCGTATACAGAAAAGAACTGTGGGTATACAGTCTTATCATATCCGTTAGCCATTGCTAGAGAGTTTAGAAAAGCTAGGACTTCCACAGTCACAGCTACATGTCTAGTTGTTAGTTCATATGCATCTTCATCAGGCATATAACTCCTCTCTCTTATTCGTTTTCTTGCAGAGGTTCTGTGAGTTCTCCGTGTATACAGATTAACTCTCTGCCAGTATGACCAGCATACAACCCACCAAACCAATCAGCTTGGTCTTGTGTACCGAACCTTGCAATAGGATATAGTGTGTTATCTTTCTCAATGTACAAGTACTTATCTGCACTTTCATTGGTACAACAACTACACCAACCTATTCGGTCATACATTGTTAGGTCATATGTAAAGGCTTGCTTCACATCATCTTCACACAATGCATGAGTATTGTTTAATACAAATACAGACAAAGGTTTCCCATCATCAGTTTGTACTTCTATCTCTTTATTACAAAAATCACATGTGTAGAGATACTCAGGTACATCATACACATTGAGTACGACATTGTCGCTACCCGATACAACTACTTGACTACCATTGTTCTCTCTGTGTAACACGGGATTTTCATAAACTATAAATTGTTCTTGCACTCACTCTTCCTCCATACTTTTAGAATGTTGCATACGAGTTACAAGATTTTTCCATTGCATCTCGTCTATATGCATATCACCATCGATACTCGCGTCTTTATCTTTTAGAATTTTTAGTACTTCTGCACTATCCTCTGCAAGCATAGGGTCTTCAAGTATTTGGTCAGTAAGTACTTCCATAAACAAATCGCCAGCAGATACATCAATTTTCTCAAATGCTTTGATTGCTGCTTGCACCACATAATTAGTCATCATAAGTATTTTGCTTGAAGTCAATGCTACTGTTTCAAGTAATTCCTTATGATGCATAGTTTCGTTTACAAGTTTGGTATTTATCCAAGCAAATTCAAGTAGCATGTCTAAGTCTTGTTCGCTTAGCTCTTTGCTAAATTGTTTCTTGCCTTCCTTGTAATCAAACAACTGTGGTTTCTCAAATGGAAATGTATCGTTAGGATTTTTATCGTTAGAGTTATCACAGTTTTTACACATAATCTTCCTCCCATTTCTGTATTGCAAGTTGGATTTCATCTTTGTTTTTGCCTTCCTCAATGAGTTTCCACATTAAGTTTATTTGGGCTACTTGTTTCTCTATGCGTAATTCCATACCTGCTATTACCATAGGTAAATTAATTTCTCCCATTCACTCTTCCTCCGTTTCTATGTTCATAAGTTTTTGGAACTCTTTGATGAGTTCATCACCTACAGTTTCTTCATGTTCTTTGCTAGCTGTCATACCATTTGCTTGCATTACACCAACCTTCTTAGCATTACTTATCGTAATGAGTAAAGGCTCGTTTGTTTTTAGCGTAGGGTAGTCTATACCATAATGTATATCTGACTTCTCTAAGCTATCGTCATGCAAATGCATAGCAGTATATAATCCCATTCTCATGTGAGCACCTGTATCCATATGATGACAAGCATTGTACCAAAAGCTCATGGCTTTACTATGAGCTACCTGCATGTTCTCTGCTTCCAACTCAAATGTAAAGTTCACAGGTTCCTTGTGTCCAATGTCTGCTACTAGGTTTACCATGTATGGTGTCATGCTGTCAGACTTGTATGCTACTAGCCGTTTGTTGTTTTCGCTTGCGTCCATGACTGCATCTTGTAGCCACATACTATCAAGCCTAGATACTCCGTGTTTGTCTTTACGTGTATCTATTCTGTGATGAGGTATGTCGCAATCAGTTGCTTTACATATGGATAAGTAGTCCCCCTCTAGTAACTCTTCGGGGAACGCTTCTTTATCTGACATATGTCTCCTCTCATATTCTCTTTGTGTTTGCTTTTCGTACACTTCCGTAACCACAGGTGAAACACTTAACCATGTTCATTACAGTTGATTTGACATTTGCAAGCTGACCCGTGACGACCATCTTGTTTTGCCTACAGTTATCACATGTCATGTCTGACATATGTACCTCCTTTGTAAAAATGCTACCCACTAACATTTGTAGATATTAGATATGGACTTTGTGCTAGTGGATAGCAAACCTAAATTGCCTACGCTACCTACTTTCAGTTGTTAGGACAACAGGGAATTAACCTAACTCTTACTCATAGGTAGCTTGTAGGCGTCTCATCACGAAAGGCGTTTGTGTATGAGAACTATTGAATAGTTGTCTTGCTCGCAATAACCTAAGCCAATAGGTATTGCAAGACCACATCTATTGCAGAAATCTTGTTGCACAACATAGTGTTTGGGCTTGGGATTTTGTATTCGCTCTAGGAACTCTTGCTTGCGAACTTCCCTGTCGTGTGCCTCTAGCTGTGCAAGTATCTTACTACCATGTTGTTCCTCTACATACTTGTCGGTGACACGATAGTATCTGGGTTCTATGTCTGTTGTGTATCTCTGCTCTGGTTGATTGAGTAGTGCTACTACAATTCGTACAACCAAGTGCATACAAGAGAAACACAAGGTAGGTTTGACTAGCCTACGATTACACAAAGGACATGAATAGTCCAATGGAAATCTCTGCGACATAGCAGTCTCCCGTGGTGTCGTGTAATGTACTAAGTCCGTACCCCAACGGGAAGTCCGTAACTTAGGTATATCTTTGTTAGTCATGTGATTGCCTTTCGTATAACCCCACAGAAAAATGGAGTTGGATTGGCTTCTACAATAGGACAAAATCAAAATGTTGTCAAATCCAATTTGCTCACAAAGGCTCGTAAGTTTCTGTATAAATATACAGGATTGTGCGTATAAAAAATTTTTTATTTTTTTTCTACTGGGGTTCTGTGTTGTTCTATGTCAACGTACGTGTATCGCATATTATGTATGCTTATATATTATGCATGTACGTGTGGTTATGTATGTATGTGTGGTGGTTATGTGTGTATGTATAGGAGAGATTATATTATGTGTGTATGTATGAGGTACTGTGGTGTACGCGTAGGAAAAAACTTAAACCTAAAAGAAAAAATAAAGCTAGTGCTAGCCAATTAAGACTAGCACTAACTATAAGTTTATTGCTTACCTAAGGCTTTAAGCACTTCGGCAACAATAGTATTAACATCAACTTCTGGTTTAGAAGGTTGAGTATTAGTAGGTTGGACTGAAGGTGAAGCTGGAACTTGCACATTAGGTTGAACAACGATTTGCTGTTGAACTTGGGGTGCTTGCCAATCTAGAGTACCTTCGTTATATTTAGCAGTATAGGACTTATTATCCAAGTTGGATATAACTTCCATATACTCAGCACTAAACATACCATTGTCTTGGTATCCAACTTCAGTTCTACGAACTAGAATATCAAACAAGGCGTTGTCAACTCTACTCAAAGTATCGCTAAAGTATAGGACACAAGCGTCAGTCTGGTTATATATAAACCAAACATTAGGTTTGTCTATGAACTTAGGAACATGAGTACCTAAGAATAGATTTAACTTTGTATCATTGAAGTCAATTAATGATGTATTAATAGCTTTCGATACAATGTAGGATTTACCAAGTATTTCTGTACTGTTAGCACGGAAGTTGTTGGTAGTTTTGCAATAATCAAATATAGATTGAATTACTGCGTTATAGTTTTCGCCAAGAGTAGCATTGAAGTTAAGCAACGCAACCTTTGGACTAAGTTTACTAGTATTCACAAGTAAGCCTTTCGTTATGGTGCAGTATTTATAATTAGGTAATATCTACAACTACACATATAAATATTACACTGTCTCATAAATCAAATAAAAAAAGTGCGTATCTTACTAAAGAGTGGGTGGGTTTTTTGGGTGGGATATATGTTACGCACTTTTTTGGTATGCCATAAGCTACGCTTTCTATTTGTATTTGTTTATGGTGAGTGAGTGAGAGAGTGTTAGTAATTGACACATGAATAAAGAAATACAAATAGATACATGGCATAATTTGATATAATTGTATAAGGGGTTTGGGGCAAGAGTGGGAACGCCCCAAGAAAGAAAGCGTCAGCAATTCAAAAATACATAGGGGGGATAGATAAATAGTTTGATTGATTGTCTGTGGTCTAGCTTCATAGGAATGCAAGTAGAGTACAAACTAGGACATACGAAAGAACTACAGCACGGCAGAGCTAGGGTGCTAGCACCGTGCGGGGAGTGCATGTCAATGCGGGCGGGGGGTGTGTGTATACAGTAACCCCTTACAAAATATATGGTAAGTAGGGGTAAAAAAAAACTATATGTAACTTGGGTAGTGCTTTGAGTGGGTTACAGGAGGTACTATAAGTAGTACCGTAGATACACCACCCAAGTGTACACCGTTAGTACCCATTATACACTATCTTACTGCTAGTAAGAAGTGTTTAATAAAAAAATTGTTCTATGGAAGTGCTTGCGGGCGAGAGCGGGCATATAGCGTAGGCTATAAAAAAAATATAATTATTTATTTTTAGAGGTCCTTGGGTACTACCTTTGCCTTTCTAGTGTATAGGTCGAACCTATCAGTAGCTTTCCGAATCCCGATTCCATCTTTACCTGTAACCTCTTACTTGTAAATAATGTTTGTTGTTCTATTATTGCATATATAAAAATATAATCTAGTAAATACAAAATTTTTTTTTCACGCACTATAATTATAAAATGGATAAATGTCCAGCATGCGGTAGAAACTACATGGTCATTGGTGGACAAACTATGTGTAAATATTTGCTATGCATAAATTATCAGGTAATAGTTAGGAGACAGTATGCCAGGTTACAAAAAAGGCAAAAAGAAAAACGCAAAAAAAAAGCGTAAATCAATGAGGTACTAATGAAAGTAAAAGGTGTGGATATTTCTAAGTTGTCTAAAAGACAACAAGAAACAATGAAAAAACATAGTAAACATCATAGTAAGAAACATATGCAGTATATGTATAATTCTATGCGTAGAGGTTCTACTTTTACGCAGGCACATAAAAAAGCACAGAAAGCTGTTGGTAAATAATGGCTAGAGTAAGTTGGTTGTGGAAGGGTAAAAGATACTATGGCACGCTTATTAGAGAAACTAAAACACATAAGTTTGCAAGAACTAAAAATGGCAAAATAAAGAAAATAAAAAAATAATGCCAAAAAATGTAATCTGTGCTTTGGAGGGGTGTACAAGTACGCTACCTCCGAAGCGTAGAAAATACTGCTCGGACAAGTGCAGTAATCACGCAAAAGTAAATAGATACAGGGCAAAGAAAAAAGGCACTACATATAGCGAACCTGTCAAACCAATAAATCTAGAACGTAAGTCTGCATCTATACGAAGAGGAGAACTGTACGATAAATTTATGGTAGAAGGTCATGCAAAAGATTTAATACTTAGTCACGCAACTATGCAAGAAGTAGCAGATATGTTGGGTTGTAGTGAAGGTCACGTATCTAGAATGCTTGCAGCATACAGAGAAGATTTGTTAACAGAACAAGAGCAAAGGGACTGGGAGACACCTCAGGAGGCCATAGAATCGCTTGAGACGTTTAAAACTTTCAGAGATAGGTATTTCCTCACAGAGAAAGGTAAACCCTTTGAAACAGCAGATTTCCATATGAATTGGATAAATAGCATATTAGATGCCATAGATACAGGTGGGCAACAAATGATACTAAGTCCACCACGTCATGGCAAAACAGAACTGCTAATACACTTTTGTGTATGGTTGATTTGTAAGAATCCTAACATTAGAATTATGTGGGTAGGAGGTAATGAAGACATTGCAAAGAACTCAGTTATGTCAGTACTTGACACATTGGAAAACAACAGAGGGCTTATTGACGATTTCACAGGACCTAGGGGAAGTTTCAAGCCTAAAACGAGGACGGGCAAGAGCTGGTCATCAGGCGGTTTTACAGTATCAACTCGTTCCGTTTCAGGAATTAAATCCCCAACAATGGTTGGGCTAGGTCGTGGGGGTAAAATACTTTCTCGTGACTGCGATATTATTATTGCTGATGACATAGAAGACCACTCATCTACAGTACAACCTGCTGCTAGAAACAACACAAAGAACTGGTGGACTACTACATTAGGTAGTCGTAAAGAGGAACATACAGCTATGGTTGTTATAGGTTCTAGACAACACCCTGATGACTTGTACTCTGCATTATTAGAAAGCAACGCCTGGGAATGCATAGTAGAAGAAGCTCATAGTGCTGAATGTATGATACCTGAAGATGCTATAGAGGAACACGAAGACTGTATGTTATGGACAGGATTTAGAAGTTACAAATGGCTTATGTCAAGAAAAGCAGATGCACAAACTACAGGTGGACTAGCTAGATTTGAAATGGTGTATTTAAATAAAGCATTTCAAGCTGGTGCTGTTTTGTTTAGGCCTGATGCTATTGAAGCGTGTTACGATTATAGCACAAAGATAGGTGACGTTCCACCAAGAACTAGACTTATTGCAGGCCTTGACCCTGCTGCTACAGGATATCAAGCAGCTTTCTTATGGTCAGTATCTGTAGAAGGTAATAGTCTTAATATGCAGTTAGTAGATTTAGAAAATCATAAAGGTGGTGGTATAGCAGAAGCATATAGAATTATAGAAGATTGGTATCTAAGATATCATTGTTACCACTGGGTTATAGAAGAAAACAACTTTCAAAAAGCTATACGACAAGATTCTACTATTAGAGAACTATGTAACAACACAGGTATTATTCTAGACGGACATGAAACATACAAAAATAAATGGGACGACCAAATGGGTGTAACAACTTTAGTACCTTTGTTTGAAGAAAGAAAAATTGTATTACCTTATGCTGATGCAGACTCACAATATAAAACTACAATGTATAAAAAACAATTAGTATCTTTTGCAAGTAAATCACGCTATGCTAAATCAGATTTAGTTATGGCTAGTTGGTTTCCTATGAAAGAAATAAGAAAAATGTTAAAACAAACAATATCAGAAATGGGTGTTGATTATGAGCCAAGTTTTGGTAATTATGATATGATTGACATAGATACGTCCCCTTGGAGTTAAATGGCAGTTGAAGTAAGAAACGCAAAAGAAGTTATTGACAGAGTAGCACATCTAAGATATGAACATCAGAGTGCTTTAGTAGATAGATATAGGTTTAAATCTATTGTCAATGGTGGTGCTGCTGGTATACAAGAACTTCTAGGTTCAAAGTTTTTAAATGCAAATCAAACTAATGACATTCCTATTCCTAACCTTATGGCTAGTGGATTAGAAAGATTATCACAAAAAATAGGTAGAAGTCCAAATGTCAAAGTAGATATATTTAATGCAAAAGATTCTACACGTGCTAAACAACGTAGAGATAAGTTAGAAAGAATTATACACGCGTATGATGACATGTCTGACTTAAAATCAAAGTTACCTCAAGTAGCAAGATGGTTACCTGGCTACGGTTTTGCTGTATTTATTATTACAACAAAACGTGCTAACAATGGTGCTATATATCCGTCAGTAGAATTACGTGACCCATACGACTGTTATTTTGGCTATGGATATGATGAGCCTGAGGACTTAGGTGTAGTAAAAACAATACCTAAAGATGTGTTAATAGAAACATATCCTTACCTCAAACCAAAGTTTGCTACTTTAGAAAAAGGTAAAAACCAAACAACAAGTTCCTTTAACTACGGTATTCTCCACAATCAAACTGGAGATGACGAAGGTAGTTGGGAAAGTATGAGAGATATCGGTGAAACTGTAGTTGAATATTACAACCAAGATGGTACATACATTGTACACCCTGGCTTTAACGAGATTCTCGAATTTGTTCCGAATCCTCTCATATCAGGACCACAGTTTGTAGTTGCAAAGAAATATTCTTTCGACAAAATACAAGGCCAATTCGACCAAGTTATAGGACTTATGTCTTCTATGGCAAAGATGAATGTTATGTCAATTATTGCTATGGAAGATGCTGTATTTACAGAAACAAATGTTGTTGGTGAATTAGAATCAGGACAATATAGAAAAGGTAGATTTGCAATAAACTATCTATCTCCTGGTTCACAAGTATCTAAACCTGTAAGTAATTTACCTTATCAGTTATTTGAAATGATAGGAAGAATAGAACGTCAACTCCGTGTAGTCTCAGGCTATCCTGTACAAGATGATTCTATATCTCCTAATAGTTTTGTAACAGGTAGAGGCCTTGAAGAATTACAAAGCGGTGTAAACATGATGGTACGAGAGTATCAAGAAGTATTACAGAAGTCTTTACAGTTAGTTGACCAAAGAAGACTAGAACTAGACGAAGTATTATTTGCTGACAATCCTAAACCTATTGCAGGTTATTACAGGGGTGCAGCATTTTCTGAGAACTATAGGCCTAGTAAAGATATACAAGGTAATCATAGAACTAGACGTGTTTATGGTGCTATGGCTAGTTTTGATGAGCCACAAAAAATAGTTACAGGTTTACAGTTGTTACAAGCAGGAATTATAGATAGACAAACATTACAAGAAGAAATGGACGGTTTAGAAAATATAACTGCTATAAACGATAGAATTACAAAAGAAAAAGCAGAAAGAGTATTGTTTGAGTCATTGTTGCAAAGAAGTCAACAAGGAGACCAAGGTGCTTTACTTGCTATAGTAGATATATTTAACAAACCTGCACAAATGGGTGATGTACTTAAATTATATTTTACTCCGCAAGAACCACAAATGTCTCCTGAAGAAGAAGCGTTTGTACAAACTCAAGCAGGACAAGGACAAGGACCAGCATTACCACAACAGCCACCTAGCTTACAACAAGCTCTAGGTATGATTGGAGGGTAATGGACGAAGAATTTAATCAACTGTTTATAGACTTAATTGCTGCTAATGATTGGTCAGAGTTAAGTCCTGAAAATCAACCAAAATTTTATGATATTAATATACAATCTGTTCCTGATATGACTATAATACCTATAGGCTATATTCCGAATATAGGGACTATAGAACTCATAATAAAGATGAAGGACTATTAATGGCTGAAGATGTAATGGCTGGTGGCACATATGGTGCAGAAAAAAATTTGCAATCTCAGATTGAACAAGGCGGTCCTATACAACAATCAGAACAACAAGAACCTCAATATTTACCTCCTGCGTTAAATCAAATAGACGCATTTAATACTGTTACAGAAAGGCCAAGTGAAGCTACTATAACTGGAGCAGACCAAATGGGTATTCTAAAGATGAGTGGTAAAGAAGCATTAAGAGCTGCATACAATGCTTACCCTAGTGAAAGTATATTGCAGTTGTACAACTCATTAGACGAATGATATGCCATTTGTATTTAATAATCTAAACCAAAAATTAGAAAACGCTCAGATAGAAGAGGCAGAACTACAATCTAAACGTATAGCTGCTTTAGGTAAACAATTAGAAGAAGACCCTGCACCTGTAGAAAAATTATCTAGTTTTGTAGATAAATATAATTGGTTGCCAAAAGATATACTAGCTGGTTTAGGCATAGCTTCTTTAACTAATCCTGCAATAAATTTAGATGACCAGGAACCATTTGTAGGAGATTTAGTTCGTGCATGGACTAAACATAGTAAAGAAAATGCAAGTAGATTAGGAGCTTTAACAAAAGGTAGTATCAGAGGTTTGTTTGTAGGATTTGATGCTGCAGCAGAAAGAATATTAAAAAGACCTATACAAGCTGCAGGTGGTGTTTATACAGGAGAAAATATAAATCCTACTGTAGCTTTATTTGATATTATTCCTGGTTTAGGTTTTACTTTAGCAAAAGGTTTAGGCATGACTGATATGTCTTACTCTGAATTTTTTACTAAAAGAGAACAGAAATTACAAGAGTTAGGTCCTACTGTAGGAGAACTTGCAGTTAAAAAATTAGCAGCAGGAGAAAAAGTAAACTTAGGCACAGGTTTCTTTGGTAATTCTACAATGGCAGAAGATACAACAGTTTACGAAGAAATATCAAAACAAACACAAGACCCTGAAATTTTAGAAAGTGCACGTAAGTTAATACAAGAACAATTAGGTGACCCTATAACTATAGAAGAAAGAAAAAGGGTAAATGCTAATAGTTATAAATTTGATGATGGAAATATAAGACCTATATCTCCTGGATTGTTATTTGCACATAACTTTGTATCTCCTTCTGAAAAAGGATACAACATGATATCAGGATTAGTAGATGGTATTTTTACTTTAGGTCTTGACCCAGCTAACTTGGCTGGTGGATACTTTGCTAAAGCAGGTAGATTAAAAAAATCACTTAACCCTAATGTAGTTAAGAATAGATTTATTACAGGTAGATTAGCTAGAAAGATGGTACATGTACCTAATTCAAAAGAATATCTTAGTAGTCCTGCTGTAAGAGAAATAGCTGCTATAGGTGCTAAAGCTAAAGACATAAGAGTTCAAAGACAGTTGTTAAGAGACCAAGTCAAGGACCCTAAAACATTAAGAAGACTTATAGATGCAGAAACACCTGACGAATGGATTCAAGCTATTGATGACTATGGATTAAAGAACATAGATAAACGATTTGAAAAATCAAGCAAGTTTCACGTAGATTACAAAGACGGAGAAAAAATATTAAAGATGTCTCCTGAACATTTTAAACAAAGAAGAGTAGTCGATTTATATAAACAAAGATTTAATTTGTTTACAGATACATTACCTACAGGTGGTTTAAAAGATTATTCTATGAGATTTTCTAAAAGTGTTTTGTCTAGTCCTGTAGGCAGGGCTATAAAAGATTTACCTCAAACTACATTAAACGCATCTGATTTACCTGAAGTAGGTATGTTGTTAGATGATTGGTTAGATTTTATGAATGCTCCTATGGCAATGAGAAATAGTTTAAATAAAAAAATGGTTGATTGGATTGACCAATATAATTTTAGAGCACAAATGGCAGCAGATTATAGAGCAGGAATACTTACAGATGTTGATATAGATATGATTAAAGAAGCGTCACCAAGTTTAAGAAATATAAATCTAAAACGTGACCCTTCTTTAGTATCTGTTAGAAGTCAAATACAAGACATGATTACAGGTGATAATCAAATGTCAGGAATACTTTATAAAGATAAAGATGGTAATGCAGTTCGTCATACAATATTTGGTTGGTTTGACGATTGGGCAGAATCACAAGGACTACCACCTATAGCTTTAAAAACAACAAGAGATTTGATTGCTAATACTAACGAAGGTAAAAGAGCGTATCTTGTAGATAGATTAGGTAAACCTGAATTTTTTCCTGGCACTGCTACTGGTAAAGGTACAGATGCAATAATAAAAAATGTACAAGAAGAAACACTTAAAGCATTACCTACTGCTTCTAAACTTACAGAGTATTTATCATACGCAATCACAATGCCTGACCCAAGAGAATTATCTAGGTATTTAGGAAATGTACGTAACTCATTTGCTTTTATGGCAACTCTAGGAGCTAAAACAGAATTTCCTAGAGCTTTAATAATGGCAGAAAAAAGACCAGGACAATTAACAGAAGAAGTTGCTACAGGTTTTTTAAGAAAACTAGGTAGAGAAACACGTAATATGCTTAAGTATAAAATTACTGATGAAGGTATAGAACAAGCAACATTATTAAAAGTATTAAACAAATACATGACTAAAGCATGGAAGCCTTTAGCTTTGTTAAGATTTGCTTGGACACTTAGAGTTGTAGGCGAAGAACAAATGCGTATGTGGGCTTCTGACTTAGATAATGTATTTACATCTCCTATATCATATTTTTCTTATTGGTTCGGAGACAATGCTCCTATGAAAACTTTAGGTGGCAATATGCAAAATGCTATGAAATATAAAGCTGCTATGTCAAAAGGTCATGGTGGTTTTATGGGTGTTAATCATTTTGGTAGAGATAGGGTGTTTGAAACAGTAGATAAATCTAGTAAAAAGTATGGTAGTTATTTAGCAAACAATCATTTGTTATATATTAATGATGCACTAGCACAAGATTTGTTTCCTGCTGCTATAGATATAACTGGTAAAAAATTAGATTTAGGTGATGCAAAAGTAATATTTCAAAGAGAATCACTTCCGTTTAATAAAAAACAAATTAATGCAATCATAGGTGACAATCAAGAAGTAGTACTAGATAAAACTGTAGGAGACTTCTTAGCAGACTTAAGAGACGGCCTTGTAGTAAGTGATGTAGAAAAATACGCAAACTTAGATAAGACTGTAGAAAAAATACTAAGAAGAGAACTTGAGTATTTAACTCAAGGCTTTCAAAAAAATATGAACTTAACTTTTAGACCTGCAGCGATAATAGCTAAATTAATGAAAGTAAAAGCTAATGCAAAAATGTTTGATGGCTTTAGTAAAAATTTAGTTTTAGATGAAGTAAGAAGAGTATTAGATGATTATGCAGTAACTAACTCCCCTACTGTAAAAGAAATACCGCTTAAATCTATACCTGCAAACTATGAGTTTGTACTAGATAAACTTGCAGACGAGGGTACTACTAAACTTCTTGGTACAGGTGCTGTAGGTGACATTGTAGGTATACCTAATAAAAAAGGTCAAGTTAGTTATTACAGAGTAGATAGGGTAGATGTATTAAAACAAAAAGTTTCGCCTGACGAAGAGTTTGCTTTAACTTTACAAAGAGCACAAGAAGTATTAGAAGGAGATGGTTATACAAAATCTGAAGTTAATAAATTACTAGGTGGTATTAGAGCAGGTAAACAAAAATTAAATAAATCAGATATTGAAGCAATTAAACAAGACGTAGATAGTTTAATTGGATATGCTGCAGTTAATGACCCTATTACAAGAATAAAAAGGGGAGATAAAAATGTATTAAAAATAACAGACAATGTATTTAAAACAAAAGAAGGAATAATAGATTTAAATACATTTGAATATATTATAGTAAAAGATGGTCTTGTAGATATGAAAAAATTTGCAGATGCTGTAGGAGATGATGTAGCTGCAAAAAGAATAGAGCAATTAAATCATTTAGGTGCATCAAATGCAGAAAGCTATTTAAGAGAAATATTATATTATGGTTTTGGTAAAAATATAGCAGGCAAACAAGTAAGACAACCTAAAAGATTTTTTACAGTTCGTGCAACAAAAGTTAATGGTATTGCACGTACAAAAATAAAACCAACTAAATTAGGTCAAAAAGTTATTGACTTAGGTCTTGTAAGTAAAGCAGAAGATTTAGAATTATTTGCTAAAAATGGTTCAGGAATAACAGCTCAAGCATTAAAAGTATATGGTGCAAGATTAGAAGATTTAGTCAAAAAAAATATTAAATTACTTGACCCTGCCGAATTAGGTGAAGAAATATTAGAAGATTTAATTAGAGGTAATAAAATAATAAATGGTCAAATAGATTCTTTATTAAGACAAAACACAATACTTACACTTACTCCAACAGAAAAAAAATCATTTAACTTTGCTACTGATTTAGTAGAACAAAAAGTTGCACAAGTAATATCAGGTGGTCAGACAGGTGCAGACATAGCTGGACTTAAAATAGCTGCAGAAAAAGGAATACCTACAGGTGGTAGGCTACCTAGAAGGTATATGACTGAAGATGGTCCTAACTATTCTTTACAAAGTAGATATGGTTTAGTACCTGATACTAATCCATTAGATTCTCAAACACTTGCAAATAAAGGCATTATTCCAAAAGGTCCATACAGTAAAGCAAAATGGAATAGAAAGAAAAAACAATGGACTGATGAAGTAGATGGTGAAGAGTTTGTATTAGATTTAAAAAAAGATGCTGGTAAAATAGCAGGTTTTGAATATAGAAGTCGTGCTATAAAAAATGTTGACCAAGCACATGTAACAATAATTCTAACTAAAGCAGGTGTAGAAGCTACAGGAACTAAATCTACATTTGAGTATGCAGTCAACAGAAGGTGGGGTAAAGGTAAAGATAAAACAGGATATATATATCAAGATGATGACATATTGTTTCCTGATAAAGCAAAACATAAAGTGTTTTCAAAAAATGTTTCTGATGCAAGAACTGATTATTCAAAAAACAAAGATGTAATTGTTATAAACATAGATAAATTTATAGCTGATGGTGGAGTAGTAGACGCAGACACAATGCAAAGAATTGATTTACTTTTGTCTAAATATGATTCGCCTATTGTAAATATAGCTGGTCCTGCAGAAACTAGAATAACACCTGTATTAAAAGAAAAAGTTCCTGAAGTAGGTAAAAGAAAATATGTACAAGATGAACTTACCTTAGCAGTTGACAATACAAAAGCTGTAGAAGATGCTAAAAGTAAGTTGCCTGCGTTAAAAAAAGATTTATCTAAATTAGAAAAAGATTACAAACAAGTTGAGATTGATTTACAAAATAGAATTAGAGCTATCCAAGGTAAAGATAGTAAATTAAAATTTAATCATTTAAAAATTAATGTTCCGTTTGGTAAACAAAAAGAAATACTTGCAAAAGGTGATGGTGATGTAGCTCAAGTAAAAGCTAAAACTATACCTAGTGGAAAATTAGAAGACACAAAATTATATTTACCTGATGAAATTATGAGTGAAATAAAAAAGACATGGGTAAAGAAAGACAGTGCAGGTAATGTTATTAGTAAATTAGATAAAGGTGAATTAAAAATAGTTGAAGAAGCATTACAAAATTCTTTAATTATTTTTAGACAGAAAGCTCGTAAGTATAGTGAAATAGAAAGATTACAAAAGGTTGTTGATGCTGATGGTGCATTTCTACCTAGCGGTCAAAGTGCAAGGCTACAGTATACAGACTCAGAATTACTTAGACCATTTGAAAATAAAGTAGCAGCTGCCTTAGAACAAATACTTGAAGGTTCTAGAAAATCTAGACATGCAGATAGTTTTGAAGGTTTAGTAAGTAAGTATACAGGAGAAAACAGAGAGTACTTTAAAGAGTTAGCATCTGATTCTTTTGACCAAGCTAGAAAAGTTAAACAAGCAATATACGATAGTGACTTGTTAATAGAATCAGCTATGAAAGGTTATCTTGCTGATATACATTTATTAGCAGGTGGTGACTACGATATTATTTTAAAAAATACAAATGATGTTAATTTTAGTTATCAAATAGAAGAAGGTAAAACATTACTTAAAAGTAGAAAGGACCCTAATCTTTCAGTAGAAGTAAAAGGTACAAATGCTAATCCTGATGCACCTGTAACAGTAAATATTGATGGTGAAAAGAAAGTATATAAAACTCTCAAAGAATTACAAGAAGCAAAGATTGGATTGTATCACGACTTTGTTCCTGAAAAATCTATACCTAAAAATCCTATGGGTAATAAAAGTTATAACTCTTTAGAAGAAATGTATGAAGATGGTTATTACTTTGATTACAACATAACACAAACAGGAGACCAAGAAATGTTAAGAGTTATGGCTGGTGTTGACCCATTTAGAATTAATTACAAAGGAGGTATGGTTGAAAAGTATGTTAGTCCTAACATGACACATACAGACAGAAGAGCCTATATTAAATGGTTAGAAACTAAAAAACATCTTGGACCTACAAGAGTTAAAGGTGCTAGGACAACTCCTACTACAAAAGAAGGATTAGGTACTGCATTAGACCAAGCTACAGAATATATGTTTGATTTGTTTATGTCAGGTCCAACTAATATGTTTTCACGTTCTCCTGCATTTATGCAGTTTTATATGGACAAGATAAGACAACTTGCACCATTTGCAGATGAAGCTACAAAGAAAAGAATAGTAGCTGACTTTGAATTAGCTTGGGGTATTACAAAGAATGAAGGTGTAGATGTTGGATTAGTTAGACAGCTTAACGATAAAAGAAAAGATTTATGGTTTGATAGAAACTTTAGACAAGAATTTTTGAAAGATATGGCTGCACCAAAGATAGATGAAGTATTTGATATAAAAGATATTCCTAAAGATAAACAATACACAATGAATTTTAATATGTCGCCTGCTGACAATATATACAATGAAGCAACTACAACTATGGATTTAGTTAGAAGTGGTAGAAGAAGGTCTACAACTAGAAAGTGGAAGACATTACCTGCAAAGGGAGACATAATATCTTTTTCAGACAAGAATAACAATCGTATTTTAGTTAAAGTTACAGCAGTAAAAAGCTGGAAAGATGTTAAAGGTAGTGTGCAAGAGTTAACTAAGTGGTCTAAAGATGAAGGTTGGACTGTTACTTATGGACTTAAGAAAGCATTCTTTAATAAATACGACCCTAAAGATGTACACAAAGTAGAGTTTGATTTATATACAGACAAGGTATATACAACCTTTGATGAAATAGATACTGTAGCTAAAGCATATGCATTAGAAGAAACAAAAAGATTGCTATACGATTTAGATAAACGTGGACAAATTACTGATGCTTTAAGATTAGTATTTCCTTTCGGTGAAGCATATAAAGAAATTTTAACTACACAGTTTAGATTACTTAAGAACAATCCACAGAAATTACGTAAGGCAACTATAGCTATACAAGGTGCTAGAAGGGATTCCATATTTGGTTCTGACCCTAGTCATAATGAAGGTTTCTTTGCTAAAGACCCAATGACAGGTGAAGAAATGTATAACTTTACTGACCCTGGTGGTTTGCTTACAGGAATGGTTGTAGGAGATAGCGTAGATAATACAGGAGTAAGGCTTAATCTAAAAGGTTATGTTCGTAATTTAAATATGTTAACAACTACAATCCTTCCTGGTGTAGGTCCAGTAGTACAGATACCAGCAGCAGCTATATCAGGTGCAACAGAGTTTAGTAAACTTGGAGACTTGTTGTTTCCATATGGTAGGCCTGAAGTACGTTCAGGTTTAGCAGGGATATTAGATATACCTAAAGCATTTGCACAAGCATCTATTCCTTCTTACATGAGAAAACTGTTTACTGCATTTGGTAGAAACCCTGCAGGTAGAAGAGATGTAGATGGATTTGACCCTGGTAGTGACCCTGCTGGAGCATTAGCTTCTACTGTAAAAGATATATTAAAGGTTAGAGCATATGCTGGAACTGCAGACTTTTCTACCATAGAAGCACAGAATGCAGAAATAAAAAGTGCAACTAATGCAGCAAGGGTACTTACAGGTGTAAGAGCTGCAGTACAATTTATTTGGTTTACAGGTGCAGAACCTAGATATGAAGCATTAGTTAGTCCTGGTGGTCAAGCATTCTTAGACCCAAGTGGTACAGAAGAGATAGACCCTGATGGACGTATGGTATCGTTTAATTCATTAGTTCAAGGATATTATAGATTATACAGTATGGCTGAAGAGTCTATAAGAAACAATGCTGAACTAGCTGGTCAAGACCCACAAATGATAGCTACTCAGGCTTATATGACTTTGTTTGGTGATAACCCAATACCATTGTTAATTAGAAAGACAAGAGAAATAGAGCCATATCCTATGGGAGAAACAGGTTTAAAGTGGGCTAGAGAAAATAAACAAGCATTTGCTGAAGCACCGAACACTGCTGCTTTTGCTAGACCATATGAACCATATGACGAATTTAGTATTAGAGCATGGCGTGAAAGTATATCAAAAGGCAAGAGAGTTGGTTTAACTCCTGAACAATGGATACATCTTAACAATCAAGCTATAGGTAGAATTGCAGAAACACATATCAGTAATGAATTAGAGAATAATCCTAACTTTGCTTTATGGACACCTATGCAAAAGAATCACTATATGGCAAGTGTTAACTTTATGTTACAAGATTTATTCCCTGGATTTGGTTCACAACTTACTGCAGCAGGTCCAACAGATTTAGATACTAAGCTAAGAGAATTAAGAAGATGGAAAAATATACCTGGTCTAGGAGACTCACAAGCAGGTAAAGCATTAGAAAGTTATTTAAGGTATAGAGATTCTTTAATGGAGTTTCATAAACTACAGACAGGTAACCAACTTATAAGTATAGAAGGTTCACAAGCATTAGCAGTTAGAAATGCTATGAGATTATTTGCTAATCAACTTATTATTCAATACCCTGAGTTTAGATATTTATATAGTAGTATATTATCAAGAGAATTAGAGGAAGACGAAAGAAGTGTACCTGACGGATTTAGGATACTAGGATATTAATGGCAGAAGATAGATTTGATATAGAAGAATTTTTAGAAGAGAATGAATCTAAAATACAAGACTATGATTCTTATTTAGAATTAATAGGACCTGAATATGTATCAGGTACTTTTGGTGGAGGATTTGGTTTATATGCACCAGTTAAGATTAAACACACTCCTGAAGAACAATGGGAAATAATTAAATCTGTAATTATAAATCAAGGCAATGTAGAAGCATTTCAAGAATACTTTAATCAATTAACAGACGAAGATGCATTTGATAAATTAGGTCAATTAATTGGATACAACATGAACCCTGAATTAATTGAAGCTATAGAAATAGCAGCACCCACAGAGAAAGATAAATTTATCAGTTATATAGTTACTAATGAAACACAAGAAGTAGCACGAATATTTGATAATGCTCCTGGTTCAGAAGAATTAAAAAAATTATTAGGTATTGAAAACTTTGAAGATTTAACTGATTCTACGAAAGCTGATTTATTAGAGATAGTAAATGCAAGTATGAATATTCCAGGTGCTGCAGCATTAGCTCAGTATTATGGATATGATAATCAATCTGCAGTATTTAATTTTGATTATCAAGGTACATCTACAAACGCACCTCCTGTATATAAGATGGGTATGGCTGAAGGACTACTTGCATCTATGAGTGAAAATGAAGTAGCTGATATGCAATCATTGTTAATTAGAGCAGGATACTTGAGTCCTTTTTCTGCATATACATTGTTTGACCCTTCTGACCCTGCTACTCAAGTAGCGTTAGGTAAAGCTATGGCAGCACATAACAACAGAAAAAACGGTGCTCCACTACTAGATTTACCACAACAACAAGAAATATTAAGTGGTTTAATAAGTCCTGAACTTACAAATCTTGTACTAAATAAATTAAAGTTTGAATTAAATAAAGATGTCACGCAACTAGATAAAGAAGAAAAAACTAGGTTGTATGCTACAAATGAACTTACATTAGCTGCAGCTACAGAAAGAGCTGATACCATAGCTGGAGGAGTTTTGCAACGTGATGTTGATATGATTACTGCAGGAAGACTAGCTAAAGTATATCAAGATATCTATAATGAAAAGTATCAACAAGTTGTAGAAACAGCTTTAGAAAAGATGAGTACTGGAAGGAGAGCTGAGCTACAAAGAATTAAAAATGTACAAGCTGGTAAAGATGTTGAAGATACTAGATTTGTAGGTGTACCTGCATCATCTGAAACAGAAAGTTTGATACCTTCTACAGAAGAGTTAGGACAACAAGCTGCTACATTTGCTAAACTAGACTTTGCACGTAAATTGAAAGATACTTACTTTGCTCAGGAGATAGATGATAACGAACGTAGGAGTGCTATTACTCAATCTGCTATTGGTTTCAACACCGCTCTTAGGACACTCTCAGGATAAACATATGGAAATATCAGAAGCAGGAATAGAAATACTTATAGACTTAGAAACAAATGGACAAGGTCCAGCATTAACTGCATATAAAGACGGAGCAGGTTTTTCAATAGGATATGGTCACAACAGTAATGGACCAGGCAACTTTGAAGTAAATGAAGATACAACTATTACAGAAGAAGAAGCGGAAGAATTATTAAAATCAGATTTAGAATATTTTGAAGGACAAGTTAACAAGTTATTTGACAAAGTTAATTTGTCTCAAAACGAATATGATGCATTAGTTATTGCATTTTATAACAGACCACAAGCTGTAAAAAATAGTGGTTTGGTAAGTGCAATAGTATCAGGAGACGAAGACGCCATTGAAGATGCGTGGTATAATAGTATACCTGAGAAGGCACCTAGAGGAATTAGGTCTAAAAGAGTTCCTGCAGAATTGGAATTATATTTTAGTCAGAATGTAGATACACCTGAAAGTACACCGTCAGAAGAACAAGCTACTGTGGGAGAAGCTGTTCTTTCGCAAGATAACGAATTAAGAGGAGTTATGGCAAAACATATGCTTGACGTTATAAGAGCTAAGACGGGTACTAATGTCCAAGCCGAATGATTTTAGCGAAGGTAATGTACCTAAACCTGACAAGGTAGGTAGAATCGGAAGTGTATTTTATTTCTTTTATCAGATACCCACAGAACTAACAGGCGGAGAAGTAGCATACATATCTTATACTGCACCAAGTGCATATCAATATACAGTTGATACAACTAATAACGCAACACAAGCATTACTAAATCAATCATTTGATTCAGGTGACCATTTAGAAATAGAAGTCGGTGTAAGTCCTTTAGATACTTATGTAGATAGAATTAAAAAAGTAGCTAAAGTAAGACCTTATTTATTACAAAAAGAAACAGAGGGGGAAAACGAAGGGGAGTATGTTTTACTTAGTTTATTTATTCAACAGTTGTTTGAACCAAATAAACCTATATCAGAAGAGGAGTACCTTGCATCATCAGCTATATATGCAAACATGTCTGATAGAGAAAAAGACTATCTAGAAGCAATTAGTTTAGGTGAAGATTCTGTTGCTTACCAAAACTTAATACAAAGTACAACAATAACATTATCTACTTTGTTGCGAACTGCTGGCATAACAGATATACCTGATGACGTACAAAATTTTTTATATACAAAATATTTGACAGGACAATACAGTTTAGATTTTTTAAATGAAAACATAAAATATTTAGCAACTCCTGATTTTGCTACACAATTTGACCCTGAGTTGAAAGAGTTAGTAGAAGGTAGAGGGCTAGATACTACCTCAACATTTAGAACTGCAGCTAAAACTACAGTAAATAAATACTTAGGTCCTTATGGTTTATCTCAACTTGATGATGAACAAATAGATAAATTAGGTCAAGTTTTGTCTCAACCTAATGGTCAAGAAATACTTAACAATGAACTACAAGAACAATGGGACTCACAGTTTCCAAATAGAAAAGGTAGCAACTATAGTGCTTCTTTTGCTCTAGTAGATAGAATAGCTAGTCCTGTTTTAGGTTCTATAGATGAAGTTAAAGATGCAGGGTTGATAATAGATATGTTTAGTAAAGACAACAGCAATGATATTGCAACAGTAGCTAGAAAGTATGGACTACAAACTAATAACAATCAGACAGCTAGAATATTAGCTAACTCTGCTGCTAGGTCTTTTGGTACAACATATGGGAATGTGGACGTATAATGGTAACTTTAGATGACGGACAATCAGTAGACGAAGTAATAAATAGAAAAAAGAAAAGTAAATCTAATACTAAAGCTAATCAAGAACTTCAATCAGATGCTAAATTAAAAAGTATTGCTGCAGCAGAAGAAGCTAAACAAGCAAAAGATGCAGCAGCTAAAAGAGATACTCGTAGCGGCTTAGAAAAAGAAAGTGAATTTATAAAAGATTTTGTAGGAAGAACTGATAAAACTACTACTACTACAGCAGCTGCAACTCCACCTCCACCTACAGCCACAGCCACAGGTGATGATGGTTCAGAGATTGCAATTAACATACCTGATTTTGACTTTAGTAATTTTGAAAGTTACTTCAATAGTTTATTTGAAAATAATTATTCACAACCTCCTGCATTTGAAGCACCTGAATTTATTCCTACTATAAAACAAGTAGAGCAATTAGTTCCATGGTTATCTCAGTCAGGTAATTTATTGCAAGTTTATCAAGATACTTGGTCAGAAACAGGTGACCCAAATTTTGCTTTGGCTGCAGTAAGAGATAGCGAAGATTACGATAACTTATTTCCTGGCAATAAAAGAGCTGATGGTTCTGTAAGACATAATGAGTCAGAATACAAAGCTATAGAATCAGGATATAAAAACGTAATTATAGAAAATGGTTTAAATCCTAAGTTATTTGAAAATAAATTTGGTGGTTTAATATCAGGTGCTATATCAGTAGCAGAGTTATCTCAAAGAGTAGGACTGGTAAGAAGAGCTATAGATGAAAACCCTGATTCAGATGAAGTACTTAAGTTTTATTCTGATAACTATGGTATAGAAATGAGTAAAGAAGGTTTGCTTGCAGCGTCTATTGACCCTGGCATGAGTGAAGAAATCTTTGCTCGTAAAATAACCATGGCTGAAATAGGTGCTGAGGCTGCATCAGCAGGTGCTGCTATATCTTTCGGTACTGTATCAGAGTTGGCAAGTGCAGGGTTTACAGAGGAACAAGCAGATTCTTTATTTACAAGAGCAGTAGAATCAGAAAAAACTTTATCAGCATTAGCGGCAAGTCAAGGAAGACAAGACTTAACAACAGAAGAAGTCGTAAGAGCTGAGGCTTTGAATGATGGTGAAACTCAACAAGAAATAGCTAGAATATTACAGCAATCTGCTTCACAAAGTTCCTTAAATGTAGGTGCAAGAAAAGTTCAAGGTGGAGCAGTTAGTGGCTTGACAGAGGTATAATACTTCTCTATAATTAATAACGAACCAAGTCGGGTGTTTATAACAGACATTAACTAGTGTATACCCTACGTGTACACCGAATCTTAAAATTCGTAGAGTAAAAACAAATCCTATTATTCCTATGTAGCAGACAGGTATGTGTAATAGTAATTTTAGTCTGTCGCCAGCCAAATTATCCACACTTAATTTGAGTACTGTAAATGTGTGAGGAGAACAATAATGAGTGAATTAGAAAATAATATAGAGGACTTAGCAGATTTATCAGAAGAGGATAGCTCTGTTATAAAAGAACTTAGACAGCAGTTAAAAGATTTAAAATCTGAAAATGCTGCCTATAAACCTTTGGTTCAAGATAAAGTTTTTAAAGAGGCAGGCGTAGACGTCAGCACTCCTTTTGGTAAAGCTGTATCTAAACTGTATAAAGGTCCTTTAGAAGCAGTAGCATTACGTGAATTTGTAGCACAAGAGTTTGGTGAACAACCTGACGTGCCGCAACAAGAACAGCCTATTGTCGAAGCACAAAAATCTGTTAATGAAGTAATGTCTATGTCAGGTTCTAAACAACCTACAGATGCTATGGACGCTTTTGCAGAAGTAATTCAAGCAGGTAATGTTCACGATTCTATCAGAGCAAAATTGTATATGATGGATTCAGATAAACAAAAAGATAAGTAATAATTTATAGGAGAATAAAATGCCACAGATTCAAAGTGGGTCGTTAACAAACGACACAATTTATAGTCAGGTCATTAACAATTTCTCAGGTGAACTATTTAAAGTTGGTGGTCAAAGAACACCTTTCTTGTCAGCAGTTGGAGGATTGAATGCAGGTAAAGTTATTCAATCATCTTACTGGCAAGTTCAAGTAGAAGACAACGTTGTTGTTTCTACTGAACCTGACAAGGCAAAAGAAGGTGCTTCACCAACAGAATACCTAGGACAAGATAGAGCTGCATATACATATGTAACTCAGATTTTCCATAAAGGTGTTCAAATGACTTATTCAGCATTAGCAGGTACAAACAACCAAAACCCATTGACATTGAGTGCTAACATTGTAAATCAATCAGATGGTGATGGAACAACTACTGCTGGAGCTGCATTAGGTTTCTTTGATGGTTCCCCTGTTGTTGATGAGTTTGCTTTCCAAATGGAAAAAGCTATGGAAAAAGTAGCAAGAGAAGTAGAATGGTTTGCATTCAATGGTTCTTTCTCTGACGGTGCTAATGTCACCCCAGGTGCAGGAACTAGAGAAATGTATGGTATTGACGTTTGGGTTTCCCTAAACAAAAATGCTAACAACGCTGCAGCCGTTAACCCTCTTGGTGGTAACTGTTACTACAACGATACAGATGGTGATGGAACAGGTTCTGCACAAGTTATCAGCTTTAAAACTATCGCTGAAACTTTGAAGAGAATGTATGATAATCATGCACCTATGACACAACCAGTATTGTGTGTTAGTCCAAAACAGTTACTTGACCTTAACAATGAACTTGTTAAAGGAACAGTTGATATTGCAGGAGCTATCCTACCTAGAGATAGAAATGTTGCTGGTATTGATATTGACACAATCATAACCCCATTCGGTTCAATCGGAATGATGGTTCTTGACCCTAATATCATACCAACAGGTACTGCATTCATCTTAGACTTCGCTTACATTAAGCCAGTATTTACCAATATCCCAGGATTTGGAACTGTCTTCGTAAGAGATATCGACCAAGATGCAAACGCTAGAATTGGAAAAGCAATTTATATGGAGATGGGATTCGAGTTCGGACCTCCTTCATATCA